TACGGACGGAGCTAATCTACATAATAGCTAGTATATTCTAGTTAACGCTCAATGCACCATCAACAGTGTGTGTGATGGGGACCCAAGATCTGGTCGGGACATATTTCTCGTACTGGCTTTTGGAGGCATAAGCCCAGGCAACCACAAAATCATAAACGGCCTCGGCCTCGATGTATTCTAAGTTGCCAGTGTCCCAAGGTGCCAAATAGTAACAAAGGCCTGCGACGCAAGTCGCTTTGCCAACCCTCCTCGAGAACATCACCAAGTCCCTCAAAGATATTTGATACTCTTTAAATTGTTCGTAGCTATGAAACACCTTGGCTGACAATCTAATGGCGTACCTCCAAAAGTTTGAAACAAACTTTTCGTCGTACACCAGAAACCCACAAAATTCGTTAGCGCCAGGCGCGCAAACGTAAATACCAACCTTAGTGTAGGCACTCAAGGCAAGTACACGGTCAGGGTTCAACTCTCCTCGCACCGGATCCATCTTTTGGTCGTCACCCTTGACAGTAATAACCATTGGCAGTGAAAATTGAATAAGCCACAACCCATAAACCAACATTAAAATCTCATTTATAATCTTGGTTAATGGATTGCCAGACGAGTTTTGCTTAGCATAATTCATACTAATGTCCTGGTTCACCAATTTGGCATCATGTATGTGTTCAAATGCAAAGTCCAATATTTCCATAGGGCAACCAGTAGTTCTGTGGAGGACAGATTTGACCACGTACTCGTCAAAGTCCTTTTGCTCCTTGTCCATCTTAACAGCGTCTAGTATAATCTGGGCCGCTCCACTAAGTTTTGCCTGGCTAAGGTAAGGTTGAAGTATATTTACAAATTCCTCAGCCGACAAACCGTCATCACTAATAATGGCAATCACAGGGTTACGGTTCATTCTTTGCCAAAATATCTTGACCATAAGTCTGCAAATATATATCAGTTTGGTAGTCACCAATAAGTTGCAGTTCGCTATACCTTGTCCAGGACCTATCGGACTAGATTGCTTCGTGTAGTTCATAGGCTTGATGGCAGCCTTCAAAGAGAAGTGAATCGTGTGCCAGTCAGGCTTGAACTCAATGTCTGCTCCATCATAACGCTCGGCATAGTGTCTCTCTCCGGCATCTTTGACCAACTTATTATACACGTCAGCGGTGGTATTATAGTCCAAAACAGCCTCGGGATTGACCGCATAGAGAATGAAATTATTAATAACCTCATCGGCGTACTGGATGCCAGCCATGTCTAAGGGCATGCGCTTGGAGGATCGGTCGCCCACCCTAAATATGGCAGTGTTTACAACCTGTGGCCTTGACCTAGTTATCACGTTACCATAACCAGTGTCCATAGATGTTTGTACAACAGCATTCAATCTCATATGTCCCCTGGCGGTTTTTGTCTCGTAAATATGGGGATTTATCCAGATACCTTGTTTGGCTATAGTGTCATCGATAAGGGTGTTGTACATGTG